TCTGGAACTTTAGAAATATCAAGCTCATATATAGGCCCTTTATATTTAGCCATAATCATTTCAAGCCGCTTCATGTATACATTATATAGATACTGATAGGACTCCATTCGCTCCATTAACGATTTACCATAATAAGTGCCAACATAGCCTAAAAAGCATTTAGATTTATTATCAAAGTGTCTCATTTGCACTTCTCTAGGCTGCATTTTAGCAAATATATCTTTGGCTATTTTTGTGCCTTCATATGCCTCATTAATCCATATATACTTAATACTTTCACCCAAGTCTTTATTTGGCTCGTACAATTCAGACACAACTCGTTCCTCTTCTTCTCCTGTACTTGGGTTAATATATTTAAGTATTCCAACTCTTTTCCTACCTATCCATCTTGCTCTACAAACTCTAACATTACCCTCTGTATCAAACGGTAAATTCATGTGAGTATCCTGTCCGTTAAATTGAGTTATATCCATAAATCCAGGCCCATTACCAAAATCTAAATTAGAATATATAGCAGGGTATTCATTATCATATTTAAGAGGACTATTTCCGTCACCACCTTTTGATTTTGAATATAAATCTTCTAACTGGTCTATATCATCATCGCTTAAGTGTTCGTAAAATTGATCTATGATGGTGTTTATAGGTTCATATGTAATCTCAACTATAATATCAGAATCTTCTATTCGATGAGAATTTCCAATCCTTATGGGGAATACCGTCTTAGGATGACATCTTTCTGCTACAGGCTCCTCTCCATCTATATCTACCCTAAATATTTCTACACCACCAACTAATTCATCCCTAAACGATGTATTAAATTTTTCCTGTAAATCTTGTTCTCTCCATAGGTATTGTAATATTCTTGTCGCAGTAAGTTCATGCTTCGACTTCCAGTTATATTTCACATACCTACTAAACTTATTAAGCCTCTTTTCAAAATCCTCTTCACTGAATGATGTTGATTGTAGTTCTTCTATCAACATACTAAACATCATATCTGAAATAGCAGTTTGCTCAGCAGATTCTACACCTAAATTCTTAGCCCTTACATTAAAATTAAACCTTCTCTTCAGCTCTTCGCCTTGAAGTAAATCTAACTTAGGAACTGACAGTGGATAATTCTTTGTTGCAGATGGAAATGTAGCACTATCTAATCCCATAGGATTAAACACCTTTTCCATCTCCTCTTCATCTATAATATCGTTATCTAAATCATACAGAACCTGTAATTTCCTATGATTAAGAACATCGTCAAAAAGAGCCATATTTTCAGCTGCTTCAATGCATTGCTTATACCACTCTTTTTTATTCTTATTCTTCTTCTCATAAGACACTTTCTGTCTAGGAAAATTTACAGGCGTTTGCGTATTAGAATATGGTACGCTCATAATATTTATATTTTACTTAAAAATAAATCTTTATAATATTAATATTCAATGTATAAAACAATTTTTATAGACTTTATAAAATCAAATTACCATTTTTAAATCCATATCTTACAGATGAAGAATTATAAGCTCTATCCCAAAAAGGATCTTTGCTCTTACTTTTAACAGAAGATTGTTTTGCCAGCTCTGTTATTCTCGCTCTATCTTCTCTAAGTATCATAACCATTCCTAAGGCAGATATTCTATCTGTATTTATATCCCTTGAAAATGATATTAACTCTTTAATTAGGGCTGGACTTCTTAATATATCAATATTTCTTATTCCCTCATCCTTATCATATGCTTGAGATTCAAGCCAACTTAATATTAACCCAAGACTCCAGTTGATAATAGAGTCATTAGTATTAGTTCCCAATGAGGTATTACCGATTGTGCCACCTTTAAGTAGATTTTGGTCTTTAAGTATTTCAGGTGTTTCAACCAATAAGTGTAGTGAATTTTTGTTTTTAAAGTATGCATAAGGACCTTTTATTTGATTTTCATAATTACATCTCGCATTGAAATATAGCAGCAATCTTCTTGCTGTCTCATAATATTCTTCTACTAGATATGTTCTAGCAGTGTATTCAGCAACAATCCTATCTGTCCACGAGTCTAGTATAAATAACGATTGTAGAGAACGTTCTGTATCCTCATTGCCATCATTCATGATTGGGTCCCATCCTGCTATATATCTATTAGGAAATACATGCCCATCAGGACTCTTTTTAGGCAATTCAAAGACCTCAACGCAAGCATCCATATCAAACCCCTTCCTTAACGGAAACTCTCGTATAACAGGCTTATCTGAAATGCTAGGTATTGATTTACCATTTACTATATTATAGTCGTATTTATATGTAGCAGCCAGAATAGAATTAGTAGCTTCTAAATCGGCTAGTCTTATTTTAAGGTCTTGAATCGGAAAGAACGTTCCTTCCATCCTTAAAAACATTTCTGATGGCACAATAGGCTTGTTAATAATCGTACCCATTAGCTTAGTTCTTGTGGGGGATTTTTTAGCTGCATCACGCTCTTTCTGAATATCATCTAAGGCTCTCTCTTCATTTGTAATTAGATTAGATCCTTCTTTGTACTTGTTCAGAGCTCTAGTTGCAGGAGTAAAGTATCCAATCTTACCCTTATTTTCCCATTTATCTTCAAATGATAAACATCCAAATTCCTCTGGAGCGTAAAACATTTCATATATATGCATAGCTGCTCCACCAGAAGTTAGACCACCAGTACCCATTAGATACATTGTTAGTCTCTTAAACTGAGCAGCAGCCTGTGTAGCTTCAATAGCAGCACTAGCTTCTTGTATATTGTTAATAAATCCAGCCTCATCTAAAAACACTCTGTTAGGCCTAGTACCATTGAAAGCAAGGGGATTGTCTTGCAATGTTCTGTGATGTATTTGCGACTTAGAATCTACTGCGGTTATCGCCTTTCCTGACATAAAACTACCAGTATAAGGAATGAATAATGGGGATGGATATTTTATCACATTATTACCTTGCTTAACTATATGAGAATCATAATAATTCTCAAAGGCTATTTTAACCTTATTCAGCAAATCGTCACTATACTTGCTATCAATAGCGCCCACTCCAGTTTCAGATTTCATGGGGGTACCATCATTCTTCCTATGAAGCCAATAGTCGTAATCTTTCAGTCCATCAGTCATATAATTGTGAGAAATTAATCCGCTGCCTGAATAGGATTTTCCATAACCACGACTAGCCATTTCTATAACATGCTTAGCTTGATTGAAATACAATGGCTTGCCTAAGTTTTTTTTATGTGTCTTTTGTAAATAATCCCTAGCTTCCTTATATTTTTTAGGAGTGTTATTTTTCTTAAATATACTATTATATATTGTTTTATCTTGTATTGATGTCTTATATTTAGGGCAAACATCTCTAATCAATTCATCCTTAGTTATTTCTTCATTGATAAGTTTTTTTAGATCTCTATGGCAAGATGTTTCATCATCATTCTCAAATCCAGAAAATCCAATTGCCTCTGTATATATAAGAAATTTCTCCCAATCAATATCTCTCAAGAAAGGAAGATCTAAGTTTCTATATATCCCATCCTCAATAACAATCTTATGGAAGTTAATGTAATAATATAATTCTGGAGGAATCCATTTCCCTCCAACCCAATAACCTTCAAATATACGTCTCTTATGGGTTTTCCACCATTCGATACGCTCCCATTTGTCAATTATAGGGTCAAAGTTTGGAAATTCCTTTATTTTAAATTCACTGTTATTTATCATTAAACATCTAATTCTTGTATGTTAGATTTCTTATTAGATCTGTCTTCTTTAGCTTTAAGTTCTTGCACTTCTTTATATATAATTTGATGCTCTTTAAAATGTTTTGCTGTTTGAGAATGTAACTTATCTAACTGATCAGCAGTTCCCTTAACTAATCTACCTTCTTCGTTATAACTATCTAAAGACCATTTTATCCCCTCTAAAAACTCGTCTCTCTCTTTCATGCGCCTTTCCCAATTTAATAGGGACTTGTCAGCTTGGGTCATAAACATATTATAAAACTCATCAGCTAACTTCTTAGTTTCTTCCAAATTAAGTTTTATCCTATGATTTCTATTCATTGCTGATTTAACCTTATCCTCCTTTTGAGGAAGGTTATAAAAGTCTGATTCAGGATCATATATTAAACACATTGCCCACATTTTCATAGAAGAAACCCTTTTGCCAGGACTTCTATCTTTAGAATACAGCTCAGCAAAAGGATCTACGTCTAAGAATTGTGGAAATTCATCCCAAAATATTTTTTTAGGATGATAACTATTCGCTAGATTCCTCATTGTTATCTCTATCTTTATTATATTTACCGTGCTTTTTAAAATATTCAGTTGCTATTTCTACCCTTTTAGGATGGGCGATAAATGAACCTAAATAGTTTAGCCTAGTGCTCTTAAATGACTCAGGATTAGCTTTATCTCCTCCAGTAATCATTTTATTCACAAAGCCAAATTGACCCCAATATACCGCATTTAAAATGTCTGTATAAGATAAATGTTTCCATTCAGGCCTTTCCATTAATTCTCTTATTAGCAATCTAACTTCCCTCTGTCTACTCATCCTCTGTGTATTTAAAAGCTTTAAATTCTAATCTCATAGACATATGATCAACTTCAAGTGTATAAGCAAAATTAGGATTCTTAAATGCATATTCTTTTCCTAATTGTATAAAGTCAACAGCCATTTTATGTAACTCCTCAGTTGAGGTTGCCTTAACTTTAACTCCATCTAAATCTTCTCTATTCTTCATAAAACAAAAATTCTAAGCTAAATCGTTTATCAAATATAACACTTTCTAATGATTTATTCAATCTATTCTCTTTCGTAACCAATCCATACTTTCTCAGTATAGAAAGATTATTATTAAAACTCTCTTCAGATATACCAATTAACTCTCTCATTTCCTTACGCTTTCTAGTAGAAAATAATATATCATATCTATCCTCTATCGAAACATTACCTAATTGAGCATGTTGATACATAATTTCAGCTAAAACATCCATTTCTTTTGGCCTCAATCTATCAATTGGTACTCTACTCTTTAATACGTGTAAAAGCTCCTTATAGAAGCTTCTATTCGTGACTTTTATCGGAATTCTCTTCATTATGTCCAATTAAATTATAATGCAAGGCATCTATAAATTCTTTAGATTTATTAGAAAATGATTTATTAAATCCACTTCTTATGGACTTCTTTTTAATAACATCTAATATGTCAAGGAATGTGTCTATCTCGTCGCCCTCCATTTTCATCGTTAATATTCTATCCACACTAAATTCCAAAATATGTACCGTTTTCGCAATTTTTAACTAATACCCAAAATAACACTAATTGTTTATCTGTAAGCTCTTCAATGCTATCATCATATCGCATTGGCGTACGAGACAATACTTCATATACCTCTCTAGATAAATACTTAACAGTAGAACCATTCTCTACCATATAAATATTACCTTTTACTAAATCCTTATCATCTACAGGCTTTGGCCTTAACTCATGTATATTAGAATTATCATTTCTATATACTAGTTTGTCCTTTATGATTTTAACTTCACTTAAGCTTCCTTCATATAGATGATAGAAATTACCTAAATAATTATTCTTTATCTGATCTCTCATATGTATGTCCTCTTAATAATAAAATAGCATCTTGATTTCCATCTTGTTGTGCGGCCTGTATAATATCAGCAGGAGTTAGTGGCCTATCTGTAGGTAATCCAAATCTTTTTAATACCTTTGGATGTGGATATAGTTTACTAAGATGAATTAACTCTCCTTTTAAATACATCTTAATAATCTTCTTCTGAGCCCTCATTCGCCCTTTATATTCTTCATATGGCATTCCTTCTGGTCTGCTAGTTAGAATATCTACATCGTCAAAATACATCTGTTTCTCCATATAATTACATTTTATTATAATCTGTACTACAAATATAATACATTTTTATAATATATCCAAATATATTAAATAAAAAAAGCCGAGGCTCCCAATTCCTCGGCGTGTCATCTAAAGTTTAACAGGCTTCCCATTTCATATGTCCTGCCATTTTCGGGATGATGCTTATCCTTTAACCCGACTGGTTTTAAAGTTACTCTATAACGATATCGGTCCTATTTTTGTTATCCTTCATAAATGGCATAGTAATAGTTAGTATACCATCCTTATACTTTGCAGAGATACTTTCTACGCTAATCTCAGGGGATAGCCATAAATTCTCCTTAATGCCATTAAACACATCTGTTTTTTCAACTGATAGCTTAAGTAGTTCTCCATCAACACTTAACTTAATTTTATCTTTATCTGCACCTGGAATAGTAAATTTAATTACATATTCATCATCATCTTTAAATACAGAGTAATTACTCATATGGAAAAAATCTGTCAAATCATTTTTCCTAACTTCTTCAAAAAATTCGTTAATATACTTCTCAATCATAATTTAATATTTTAAAGTTTTAAGTACATATGCAAATATTATTCCGAATCTTTATTTTTACTACGTACTGCCAATTTGACGTTATATTTATCAGTTAGTATGAATTTTTGTCCATCCATTTCAAAAAATGTTGGACTGTATTCTGATTGTAGATCATATACTGAATCTCCAACTTGTAAAGATTCCACATTAGAGCCAATCTTTACTATAACCCACTTTACAATATTTGTTCCTCCTAATGAAGACATCTTATTATTATCTAAAATAAGGCCAGACTTGCTTCTGTTTTTAACCTCTATTAATACAGCCTCATCTTTAAGTATTAATTCATCAACAGTTGCATCTACTTTTAATACTTCAATCTTTTGTTCTTTATTATTCTCCATATTCTTCTTTTACAAATTTATTAATTAAATCTTCTAAACTATATTCTTTATCATCTAATTTAAACATCTCTCCATATGGGCCCTGTATACAATATTCTAGATTGTTATCTCTAGCCCATATAGCAAAATTAGCTACAGTCTCTAAATGAGACTTATATATCTTAGTAGTATTGATTTTTATCATATGCTAATGAATCTAATCTTTCGTCAATATAATTCTGAGTCTTTTGATTACATATAATTTCAAAATCCTCAATAAAATTAGTAAATAATTTATCGTCTAATTCCTTAAGATGTCTTATATCAATATTAATTAAAGGTCTAGTATCAATCATAATTAAAATGCTTTTAAAGTTTTTCTATCAACTTGCTTAAATCCTAGTTTTTTAAGAGATTGTTTAATTCCCTTCAAGTGAGCATTACCATATAAGACTGCAATATCAGTATAATCTCTAGATATTTTCTTTAATAACTCGTGTATAAGAATGTTATTACGTAAATCTATTATAGCATAATCTTTATTATTTTTAGGTATCATGCTAGTCATCTTGATTAAACTATTTATAAGAAACCTAAATACCGGCTTATTAAGATATTCTCTAGCTTTGTGAGCATCTTCTTTATTACTATCTACAAATTCTAAAATCTTATCAGCATCTGCTACTTTTTCACCATTTAATGCAGAGTATAAAGCTCCATAGCTAATATCAGCCCTTCTCATATACTTTTGTTTGTAGTCAATCTTATCTGCCTGAACCTTTAAACCAAGTAACCAAGCCATCTGCTTATATGCCTCTGCTAGCTTTTCAAGCTGTTTAGACCTTATTCCTTCATATAGGGTACAAGACCTATATATCTCATCATTTATTTGATTGTAGTATTCATCTGTACCTACATGACACGTTCCAATTAGCTTTACTACAACATCATCTCTTTTCATTAAAATTACATCTGTCTTCATATACAAAACTTTTGTGCAAATATAATACTAAATACTGTAATATACAAGCAATTATTGTATTTTATTTAAAAATATCATTATTAAAATTAATTCCATTATTCTCCATTATCTCAAGTAGTTTAGCATTAACTTCATCTATATGTAATTTACCATCATTAGAGATGTTTTTATACAGACCCATCCATTTATTATACTGAAATATAATATTAGTTAATTTAGGTGCTAAAAAAGACTTCTGGAACTCTACAGTTTCATCATCGTTAAATTGTAATGTTCTAATCATAATTTATTCTCTTTCATTATTAATTAATTTTGGATTTTCAAAACAATAGTTTCCATAATAATCTATTCTCATATCCTCAAATTTTTGCCATTCGTTTAATTCCCATGAATTCTCAATACTAATTAGTTTATCAAACTCTCCTTTCAACCCCAATGGTATTAGATAGAAATGACCATCTTCGTCTGAACTAAATATAAATTTGCTTTTTATATCATTTCCTTTAATTGCATTCATATTAAACCTCTTTTTATTTGGTTTATTGTTGATCTTTTTATCATAAAGTTCATTTAATGCATTATTAAAATCTAAATCCATAAACTCCTGACTATTTAATAATTCATTAAGTTTAGTTTCATTAATACAGTTTTTACACATCACTATTCCTGC